TGACAGAATGTCAAGTAGTTTTCGAGATCCTCGAAAATTTGATTAACACGTGGGTTAGATTGATATTGATTTTTTGCCATTTTATTAATTCCTTTAAATAGCTAGTGATTGATAAGGTTTGTTTGTGTTATAGACAATCGTAGCACCGTTCTCATTATCTTCCGATACTTGAATAACGATGTTACGGTCGGGATATCGAGTTGCAATGACTTCATAGAGGTCATCACTAATCATTTCACAACTTTTGTAATCCAACGCAAGAATGTTTTGAGAATATTGATTCTCTAACCATCGCTTGAACTGAATAAACTCAATATCACGGTCGTTGTGAAACACTTCAATAGACACTTCAAAATGAAAGATGTGTCTATGCGGAGTTGCTAGAAAGCTAACATCATACTCATCACCTGTTGCCAAGTTAGGGTCTGTTGCTGCCGCTGGGTATTTATGAATACCTTCTTTTTGAAAACGCACAAAGATTGTGCGTATTGCATGATGCTTAATACGGTTGCGTTTCTCGAATTCTACTTGTGTTTTTTGTTCACTCATCTATCATCTCCTAAGTCTACTGTGTTATGGTCATTGTCCCACTGGGCACGAATCATTACTCTAAGTTCTTTGTTATATCTGTCTTTGACTTCTTTTAACTCAGACAGTTTTTTAATATCAGTAGACCCATTCTTTTCTAGTTGAAAGATTTGGTTATCTAACATTCTAACTGATTCTTCTAGTGTCTTAATACGACTTTTGTATGGCATATCATTCTCCTAATACTTTTGAAATCTCATCGTCACTATCTTCAATGACTTCATCAAGTTCTGGTTCACTATTATTTACTTCAAATAACTGGTCAAACATTGTCATAGCATTCATTGCTTTCTTACCACTTAAGCCCTGACTACCTGACTTCATTTGCATCCAGAAGCTACTATGTGATTCTATCATATCTAAGCTTTTCTGTCTATCTTTTTGTGCAAATATCTTGTCAACGATTTGACCGAAATGCTCATCATCAAACTTGCTCATAACCATTTTAGGCATAATACCTTTATCGTATTGACGATTAGCTTCTTGCACGGCAGTCATATGCATATAAACATTATGGCTTTGTAACAATGTATAACTCAATGTATCCCAACTAGTTTTAGTTTCTTTACCATGTTGTCCGATAAAGCCTTGACCACGATAACAAAGGTCCTTCATCAACATAAGGTCCGTTACTGGACTGTCTGTAAACTTGTCATGTATTTTATCTTGTAATACAGCATCACTATACTTACGATTATCATTAGCATAACTTTTCTTCTCAGCAGTCTTTTCCATACTGTATGCCCACTTCTTATCATGTTCAATACTGTTGTTAAAGTATGCTAGACCTTTAGCCGCACTAAAGAATGGGCTTGCACAGTCAAATGTAATCTGAAGTTTTGGGTTATGATACTTACGAATAGCTTTCTGAATATCACTAAACAACACAGCATATTCCATAATACTCACACCCAAGCAGTGAATCAAATCATGTTTACCTTCTACGAGTAATCCATCATGTATGATATCTACTAATCTACGCAACATCAAATGAACATCAATCTTATTCTGTCCACCGAATGCCCAGCCGTTAAAGTGATTGTCTGGATATACATTTGGGTCACAGTACTTCTTCATTTCTTCATACCAATCATCACTTTGTTTGTGATTACGACCTTGTAATACATTTAAGAACTTACATTTGCCATTACGATGTTTAATGAAGTATTCGTTATTGATGTGAGTAGCCGTAATAGCTTCTTCAATCGTACTGATACCATGTGCTGACTTACCAGTCTTTGGATCTTTGATATTGAATGTAGTAAGACTTTGTGAAGGGATATCTAAACACATACCATAGTCCATGTATGTGTCCATCCAGTTCAATACTGCTTTACGTTTTACCATAGCACGTGGGCAGTTAGGATCTTTCCAGTCTGCTGGCCATTGACATTTAAGAATCTGAAAGCCACCACTGTCACCCAACATGAATGTACCTTCTTCACGTTCTCTAATGATACTTTCACTAGGATCGTCTTTAGTAGTATCTAAGTTAGCATGACCAGCACTGTATAAGCCCCACTTGTAATAGTACAGACCTTCTTTGCTATTGAGAAAGTTTAGTTTCTCAACATCACCATTAAAGCCTGCAGGGATACGTGCTTTAGGGAAGTAATCTTCACCTTTACGTTGTTTACCTAAGCCAGATATATAAAAACTACTGACTGCTGGCAAGAACAATGCCCAGTCGGGCTTGTGCTGTGCTGATAGATTAACTTGTTCCATTAATTACTTTGCGTTAGCTGGCAATAGATATGTATATGTGGCAAGACCACTATCAACTGTAATCTCAGTCGCACCTGCATCAGCAATACGAACTTTCTTGTCACCTGGCAAATCCATAATAGCTAAGAACACTTTAACTGGCCAGTTCCATACTTTAGTTAATGAACCAGTTACGCTAGGTTGAAACACAAAGTTACCACTGTGCGTTGAGGGGTCACCGAAGTTAATCTTCAAGTCACCGTTAACTGTAGTGAATGTAAAATGTTCTTCTTCACTATTAGCACTTGCTTGTTTCTTTAGTCGTTGAATGCCTGCGATAGTTGGCTCGAACTCAACATTCCAAGTAGTGCCTTTGAATGTAACAGTTTTAACTTTTTCTTCTACGATTGATTTAGTCATCAAACGATAGTCATTAACGAATGTACCGTCTTTAGTTTCAAAGTGAATCGTTGATGGAATCTCTACACCATCACGTGTAGTACGTAATACAGAGATTTTAGCGTGTTCATCATAGTCATCAAAACCAAGAACAGTTTTGAGTTTAGTTAAGTTAGGCATACCGAATACACCAATGAAGTCACTGATTGGGCTATTCAATGTGCCAGACACAATAACAGTTTTCTTTTCTGATATTGCATTGATATGTGTCTCGGTGTCTGTACCGGATACTTTAATTAAGTCTACATCCCCTAGACCGTTTGTGTGTGTAATTAAATCTTGTAAATAATCTTTCATGTTTTTCCTTTGTATACCTATTTAGGCAGTTTATGTTATCTATTATAGTGGATTTTATTGCGTAAAGCAATAGCAGTTTACCCGAAGCTGAACAAATCATCAAATGTACTATTCGTATCTGTACTACTACGAATATCCCATTCAAGTACGCCCAACAAGTTATCAATCTTTTCATCGACCAATGTTTGTTCCATTGCTGAATCATCAAATGGCAACTCAGTAAACCATTTAGGCAATCTTAGTTCATCAACAGGATATGCCACTGATGTAAAGCCTAGTGGATTAGGCTTAAGTTTACAAACAATAACTTTCATACCATCAATAATCTTTTGACTGTATTGGTCACTATTCACTCTACGCAAGTAGTTGTAGTTCAATGCCGCTCTAACGTGACCGGGCATATTAGCACGACCTGTACTACTCTTAGCTTCTAAGTCACCATAGAATGTAAGTTTGTTTACACCTTTAGGAGAACCTTTAGTCCAACTATCTTGTGCAGTTAATATACGCTTGAAGTCTTTTACCGCTTCAATAACTTCATCACGACCTTTACCTTGTTGAAGAACCATTTGTAGTACGTTCATTAAGAACTCTTGTACATACTTAGGAGTATCAGCACGTTTCAAGTCAAGACCCATAGCTTTGATATCGCCTAGTTGTCCGTCTTTGTCTTTACGCTTACCTTCTTTATCAAAGATGTTAATAGCGTAACGCTTCTTGACCATAAAGATAGCACGATCACCGATTAGTTCACGCCCAGCTTTAATAATCTCACCGTTCTTACGTGGTGCATGAAAAGCTTTCTCCATGAATGCAGGAAAACTTTCATTAGCTTGGTCAGCAATGCTATCATACAAACCAATACATAGTTCTTTGTCCCATACTAACTCACCACTATCAATCTGTGGCTTTAGTGTAGGATAAGCAGTAAAGTAACATGAGTCGGTATCACCATACACAATCGCATTTCCGTCATGTGAATATTTACCTTCAACTGATTCGTTGATAGTGCTCATCATATGTTTAACAATCTGACGTCCAGATAATGTAACACTCTGACCAATACGCTTGTCATAGAATCTACAATGCTCATTCAACAATGCACCATATGCTGAGTTAAGTAAAATCTTACGAACAAGTTGTCGCTTATCGTAGTATTCAAACTTATCAGTACCATATGCTTCTTTAGCAAGCTTCTGTGTTTCTTTACGCTCTGAGTACCATCGACTTAGTAGACCAGGAACAATACCTTCTTTTTCATAAGTAAAGATTGTACCATTAGCACTTAGCATCCAGGGCTTATGACTATCAAAGACCATCTTCCAAACTTCTGCCGCACTCATTTCTACACTACGACCATCTTCATAGTCAACAGTTAGAATAGTACCGCGCTCTTGGTTCATAATAGCTGTGTACTCTAATGCACCGAATAGATTCTCCCAGAGGATAGATCCTGTTACTGCATCGTCACCGTCTTTATGACGTTTCTTTTCACTTGCTAAACGATTACCTTTGTCACTCATGTATTGGTCTGTGAGTGTTTGTCTGACTTGAGCAACGATGGTCTCACCTGCCATGTTGAGGGCACGAATAACCGAGGGATAGAGTGAGTTAATGTCAACTGCTCCGACCCACTCATGCATTCCCTTCTTGGGCGTAGCAACAAAGGCACCTGCTGCCTGCTGGACTTCTTCTTCATTTTCAACCTTTCGTTTTTTATCTGGAACAACTAGCCCACGTTCGTGAGCCTCATTAAAAATAGCCATCTCAATCATTGCCACTGAACCCATTACTGTTGGAAGCAGTACTGTATTCTCATGTGCAAGTTGATTAGCTAGTTCTAAAAACTTAAGTTTGTTGTGAATCTTCACCAACAACATAGTATCTTGTCTGTTGTATTCAATAAACTTTTTAAAGTCTTTGTTATACAGTTGGTCAAGAGTACCTTCATATTGTGTTTTGTTTTCACCGACTTCCATCTCACCGATACTGTCAAGTTTGTAACTGTGGCGTGATTCATAGTTATACTTTTTGTACAACTGTAGATAGTCTAAGTGAATACGACCTACTAAGTCATAAGTTGTTTCACTTTTACCGAAACGTTCGTACTCACGTGCTTTAGGAAGTTGACCCATCAAGCAAAACTTGCGTGTATCATCTTTACTCATCACTCTAGTAACACGATTGACCATATAGGGTATATCGTATCCTTCACTGTTCCAGCCAGTCAATACATCAGCATCTTCAATGAGTTGAAAGAAAACGTCAAACATTTCTTTCTCTGTTTTGAATAACATTGTATTCTCAAACTCATTAGTGATTTCTTGGGCTGTTTCACTAGACATATGTTTAGGAGCAATCACTAATGTAATACATTGGTCTAACCAATCTAAGTAACAACTAATAGCTGTAACAGGATTGAATGGATCACTAGTAGGACTGAAACCCTTTTCAGGATCAAAGTCTACCTCAATGTCAAAGAAGCAAGTATGAAGTTTAGGTGCATCAACTTTAAGATAGTTTTCGCTGAGACAACGAAACACTACATTAATATCGCTTTCAAATAGTTTCTTACCTGAATGAATGCGTCTTTCTTTTTCAAACTCTTGTCGTTTGCGAGTACTGAACCGACTGACTGGATCGCCATAGATACTACGATGCTTACCCTTATTATCAGGATAATACATTACATAGTTTGTAGGATACTCTTTGTATTGACGCTTGCCGTTATTATCCCTCTCTACAACGTAGATGCGATCCTCATCCCTGCTATGAATAGCGTCAACGTAACTCAAAGTGTTTTGCCCACAGTTTCCAAGATAGTGTTGAGTTCATCGTGGTCTTTGTTAGTCTGACCGAGACTTGCTTTGTGTGCAATACGCACTGCCTTCTTCAATGTAGAAGCCTTGATTTCAAGTTCTTCTGCTACTGCTTTAATAGTGTCGTTCAATCCACCTTGCAGTGTATCAATCTCATGCATGACACTCATGCCCTCGTTGATAAGTTGTGTAAGTTTGATTTTTGCTTCACCGTTAAAGGTTCTGTTATAGTCTGACATAGGTTCTCCTTAAATATCTAGTTAGTATACACGGATTGTGTAGTGTAGTCAAGTGTTTTTCTTACCTTCGACAATCTTCTTGACCAAAGTATGTAAGCCTGGGTTAACTCGTAGTGCGTGTGGCATTAGTTCATTGCGAATATAGTTTCGGGTATAGCGTGAGTTTTTGTTTGATTCATCTTCAATCCAAGGTACATTGTGACTCTCGCACCAATAGATAAAATCTTGTTTGCGTGTAGTTAAGAATGGGCGTAATACATTGTTACGTGTTAATGGAATAACTTTGGGTGTACCATTAAGTGCTGAATGTATATATGTTTCAACACAATCATCCAAATGATGACAAGTGATGACTGGGCCAAGGTCATTTAAAAAATCATAGCGTTCTCTACGCCAGTATTCTTCTTGGCTTTCTTTGCTACCCTTTTGACTGCGGGGTGAGCCGTACAGCATAGCAATATTATTATCACCACAATACCTAGAAACAAACTCACTGGCTTTTTCACCGTTTTGTGTTTTGTGATTAAAATGGGCAATCGTTACTTCGTGCTTGCGACTTAAAAAGTCAACA